TCTTAGGCGCAGTCTTCGCGGGCTGCGCCTCAAGCGCGTCTGCGGCTGCGCGGTGCAGCAAGGCCGACTGTTCCTGGATGATGGTGGCCGCCTGCTCGCAGAATTTGAACAGCGCCATGATGTTTGTAACGCGGTGCGGATTGTTGAGATTGCGCACCAGTTCCTTTGTGTCATCGTCTAGCATGTGATCCTCCATAAATGTCACCTGATGACGGTATAACATTTTTTTCGCTTTGTGAACATTTTGTGCTTGCAGGGGTGTGTTGTTACCCTTATGTTAACAAATATAGAGACAAACAAGGGAACACGGACATGACAACTTCAGCAATCGCCTACGGCTCAACAATCCGCGCATATGACTTCCAGCCAATGCCTGATCGCCCCGACCAGTTCATCGAGGGCGTTGTCGTTGACGCGGGAATGATTAAGCACCCCGAGTATGGCCACAATATGTTCAGCGGCTACACAATCCAGATCACAGGCGCTGCTCGCGCAGACGACCCGCGCATTGGCGACATCGGATACGTCCCGTTCAAGATGGACTTCATGGACTTCGATGGCCGCATTGAAAAAGTTTAACCAAACGGGGGCCACGCGCCCCCATAAACCGGGAGAAACGCAATGATGCCAACTGCGCAAGACTGGGCGATCCTCGCTATATGGACATCACTCTGCGGGCTGTTGATCGCCTGCACCGTGGGCACTAATGTAACTGATGAAACAATGCGCCCAAAGGCGCGACCAACACACTGGGAGACCACACATGGCTAACAACTACTCACGCTCCGACATCCTCGACATGGCGAGCGAATGTATTACGAAAGATCGCGCTGCGACGCACGGCGACATGGAGGCAAACTTCTCGACGATTGCGGCTTATTGGAGCATCCACCTGGGGGTCGAGATAACGGCCGCAGATTGCGCAATTATGTGCGCACAGATAAAGCTCGCGCGCCTCAAGTCCAACATTGGCCACGCCGACAACTGGGTGGATCTGGTCGGATACGCTGCCTGCGGCGGTGAGCTGGCCGCTGAGCGCCCGGAGGGTTCGACATGAGCCTGGGCCTGGAAAGCATCCTGCCAAAGCTCATAGCGTGCGCTGAGTGCCACGGAGAGGGCACCGTGGAGCAGGGGTTCGCGTACCCGCACAACGCAGGCCGAGACATCGGCGAAATCATCATGGAGACTGTGCCATGCCCCGAGTGCGGCGGCATGGGCGAGATCCCGCCATTCGACGAGGAGGAGGAAGACGAATGAAATACGACCCAGAGGCACTCGCACGTCACGTCCTTGCCTGCGCCGATCAAGGCATGTCCCAGGCTGACGTGGCGGACCTGTTGCGCGTATCCCGCTCAACAGTCCACCGCATCCAGAAAAGCATGAACATAAAACTTGAAAGGAAAAAACGTGAGTACGGACCAAACTCAGATTATTATAAAAAGGCTCGAGCGAATAACGAGCATAATGCTGACGGAACAGAAGACGGCGATGAGGCCCAACTTGAAGCAGCGGCTAGAAGAGCAGCAAGCGCTGCTCGATCTGCTAAAGCGCGAGATGCAAAAGACGCCGCAGAGCGACTGCTCGCCAAGTTAGAGGGCGTGACCGATAAGCATGAGCGCTATGAGATTACATATGCCCATTGCTTGTGGGAGTTTGAAGCGCTCATGTACAGGCAGCACAAGCGGGGGCCGCTTCCGTCTGGGCCGCGCAGGCCAACCGCAATGGCTCCGTCGATGATTGAGGCGGCTGAGCGGAGCAAGCAGCACAGCATTGACCAGGGCAAGCGCCTGTTTACTCTGATCCCGCATGACCAGCGCATCACCGCCTCGGAAGCCGCAGAGCTTCTGGGTGAAAGCGTGCCGCGAACGTCAAGCTATCTCAAGAAAATGTGGGAAGCTGATAAAATCTACCGTGTGCGTGACTATGTTGAAGTGCCGGGCTGTACCAAGCGCCAGTGGCGCTGGGTGTTTAGCAAGCAACCGATCAAGCCGTTGAATAACTTTTTTGAGGATGACGATTGATGGATGAAAAGGAAGTGGAGCGCATGATAAACGCAGCAGGTCTGATCGGAGCTGTAATTGGCTTCTTCAGCGGCGCTGTCCTAATGGCGCTAGTGTTTATTATATTCTAGTAATCGTGTGGGTGGCTGTGAATGTTGGCACATTTGGCAACGCGTAAACCAATAAACGGTTATTGTTGAAGCCACCCACTCAAACTTTCTACGCAAGCTCGCACCTGGGGGCCAGATGTTATTTGAAGCTGTCCAAAGTTTTTTGCATCGACAGGCTTCCGTTTAAAAGTTCTTCCTCTGAGATATATGTTGTGACATTTGTAACTTCATCTCCACGTCGAAAAAACACAGCGTCCAGATTTACCGCGACAAAGGCATAAACGTCTGACCGCTGGCCGTTCTTCTTTTTAACTGTGTGGAATGCGTATTTATCGCTGCTCTTATGGGTCTTACTGGCGCTCTTCACCTGTAAGGTCAACGTGCGTGTATCCATCTGTATATACGCATCGTGGTCTTTGATTTGGCATAAGGTGCAGAGATAACCTGCAAGCGAAAGCCGGGCGAGAGCTAAATGCTCGCCCGCCCTTCCTACCGCCGCGCTGGCATTCTGATCCTGGACGCGCAACTTAGCTAAGTGGACTAAGTCAACAGCCAGGTGTGGATCTTGCGCGTCTGATTAATGCGATCCTCAAGCCCGTGATACCCGCCATTCACCTTACGCGTTATGCGCTTGATGACATCATCACCAACGCCGTCGTCCGCAATGGCGAACAAGCCGTTCTTCTGGAAAAACCATAGGGCCGTTTCAAACGCATACTCGTCAGCCAGTTTCGACGGGTACTCAAGAACCTCTGGCAATTTCATATCCGCTGCAAATGCTTTGACGTTTGACTTGCCGGTCAGCTGCAAAAAACCTTTTCCAGAAAATGCAAAACCGTCACCACTTGCCTCGTCGCCATTCCCCATGCGGCTTGAGTAAACTTTGTTTGCCAGCCCCTGCGGGTTCTTGGCATAGGGCTCGGCGCTCTCAACTGTAGGGAAGCGCGACGGCCAGACAGCCTGGATGCGCTCAGCGGTCGAGTAGTATAGACCCTCAGTTGTGCGCTTAAACCCGCCACTCTCGTGGTGAGATTGGCCAAGTAAATGCGCGCCGCGGTTGGGCGACAGCTCGTAATGTTTTGCGATCGCCCGAGCCGTGTTCGGGCCAAACGCGCCGTCAGCCGTTACTCCGATTTTCATCTGGAGCAGCTTCATTGCTTCACTCATTTTTTAGCCTTTTTCTTAGCTGGCTTCTTAGCCGTCTTGGCAGCCGCTTTAAATGCACCGGCCGTTGGCGATCCTTTGCTGCCGGGTTTGCGCATTTTCTCACCGCTTCCGGCTTTAATGCGCGCACGCTTTTTCGCGATGTTTTTGTAAAGTGACATCTCAGCACTCCTTACGCCATTTTGATTTTTACGCTCTTCTTGCAGGCGCCGGCGGCGGTGCAGAGTGACTTGGACTTACAACCTGGGCATGGCTTGAAGCCTGACTTGTTGCCGTATTTCATTTTATGACCTCTTCGATTTTGTGCCGGAACATTTCCAGCGTTTGCGCGATAAATTGAGCGGGCTGTTAGGATCTTTTGCCGCCTTTGGAAACTTCTTCTTCTGCGCCGCTGATCGCGCGCAGTACGCGTCACCCTTTGACGTGCCGGGCTTGACCCGAGGTCCGCCGCCCTTCGCCTTACCCGCTTGGCCGTAGCTGACCTTGCGCCCGCTGGCCGTGACTTTAACTCGGGCTTTGCCCTTCGCTGGTGTAGCCATTACCCCTTCAACCCCTTTACTGTGCGTATGCCAAAGCTCGCCGCAATGCTCGCATACATTGCCCACTGGAACCACTGCGGCGCAGCATCCAGATTGGCGAAACCTTGCGCCATGTAAGGTTGTATCCCCGGTATGAAGCTGCCCAACACGATGGCGATGAAGGCCACTGTCCAAGCCTCATCCTTCCACGAATTATTGCTGGCCTCAATCGCGGCTTGCTCCCAGCTAATTTCACCAGTGGCGATTTTCATCTTGGTCTCAGCTTCAGCTTTCTTCACGGCAGTCTTGCCGTCAATGTAGCTTGCCGCAAGGCCGCCAAGCGAACCGATTATCTGACCAATCATTGTCCCACCTCATACTCTACCTTTGAGCTTGAACCAGTGCTGGTTACGCTCGTTTTGGACTCCTTACCCATCCAGATGCCAAAGCAGCCTGTGAGCGCCCCCATACAGACGCTGACAAGCCCTGACTGGGCGACGCTGGGATCATCTAGCGACATAAACCAATGCACCGCCTGATAGGTCAGTACAGTGACCGCCAGCATCATCAGACGCGGCAGGACTTTCCAGTTATCTAATATCGTGTGTGCCATGTAGCTTCCTGCCTTCCTGCAAAAGTAAAAGAACCTCCTTGAACTCTCGACCAGATCGCGCAGCCAAGCCTTCAATTACAAGCTCAAGGTTCTGATCGAACAAACGTATGATCTCTGCATCCTTCATCACCGGACCTCATCTGCAAGCAACGCTGCGACCCAGAGCAGCCCACCGCTTCCGACAGCGAATACGGTGCAAGCAACCGCAATCGTAATGAAGTAAAATATGCGGTCTCGCTTGGCGGCTTGTTCCTCAAGCGCTTTTTTCTGCCGCGCTCTGGCTGCGCCCATTTCGCGCTGGACCGTCTCCCACATCCCCGGCGGGCCATACAGGCGGCAATGGCTGCGAAGCGTATCCATCGCCTCTTTGTGCTTCATTTTTGCGTTTGCAATTGCAAAGCCCTCCTCTTCACTAGAGGTAAGCCTGCCCAATGGGCCTTTATGCCTGCCCTTTTCTGCAAGATGTATGTCAGCTTCCAGCTTAGCCAGCTTGCCAAACGAAGGCAACAAAGACCCAACGTCCTTCCCGGCCTGCACCGCAGAGCTAATGCTTCCAGATATTGTGCTGACTGCACTTGCCAGGGCTAAAACTTCAATCATGCTTCTGCGAACCTAACTGGGCAAATGTAATGCGGCGGCACGCTGTACTTGCGGTCATACCACTGGCCCTTGCTAATCTTCTTCTGGCCGCACTCGTAATAGCAGGACTTGACCAGAACATTTCCTACGCCCTGTATCCAAGCGTGTCCAAAGCTCACAAAGACCAGCGCGCACAGCATCATTTTCTCTCTATCAAGCGGTCTATTTTGGCGTCCAGGCCGTCCAGCCGCGTCATCAACCTATTCATCTGGTCGGAGCTGTCAGCCTTGGTGATGTATTCCTCGCGCGTCCGGTTAATGAGGATCTGCAACCGCGTGATCTCATTCGTCCACGACTTCACCCAAAAGCCAATGGCGGTAACAACGATTGATAGTATTCCGCTCCACATAACGTCAGCTTCCATTGTAAACTCCACTTTATTCTGGCGCATATTAACACGGCGACGCCAGAAAAGAAATATGCTGACCCCACCTTGACGTCCGCTCTCAGTATGTTAACTCTGTACAAACAAATGGAGGGATACCCGTGAAACATGAGTTGAAACAAATTGGCCCGCGCATTCGAGCTGATATAGCGCAGATGCTGAAAGAGCAGTGTGCAAGTCAACGCGTCAGCGCCTCGCTGACGATAGAGCGACTGATCGTCGAACATCTCAAAAAGGGTGGATATGTTGTCGAAGATTACGATCGGTATTGATCCCGGCTATCGCACCGGCGGCGTCGCATTACTGGGCGACAACTTCGCCGAGGTGCACGACCTGCCGGTCTACACTGAAGGTGGCGTTGACGTCATCGCGCTACTCGACATCATAAACAGCGCCGGCCCTGTGGAGCATATTTGGCTTGAAAAACAACAGGCTATGCCAAAGCAGGGCGTGGTCAGCGTGTTCAAGCTGGGTTTCGCCTACGGCCAAATCTTAACGACTGCCGCTCTGTCTGGCCACCCGTACAGCGAAGTGCGTCCGGCCAAGTGGAAGTCGAGCATGAATTTGCCAAAGGACAAGGACGCCGCACGCCGTCAGGCGCAGCAGTGGTTCCCAGATTTGGCGTTAAGGCTGAAACGCAAGAAGGACGAACACCGTGCGGAGAGCTTGCTGATCGCCGCATATGGAAGGGGGGAGAGATGAGCTACATAGTGGCCGTGGTCGAAGACGGGAAGACGTGTATCGAGATTGATGGGGTTTATACCAGCATGAATGGCTTATCCCAACAGGCTAACTATATGCTCTGGAAGCACGACCCAGACGGAGACCTTGGATACAAGTCTTATGTCTTGGAGATCAAGACGGAATTTAGAATAACAACAGCGGGTGAGTGGGAATGACTGTAAAACTTGACATGACAAACGAGGCGTATCACCTCGAGCCGTCGCTCAGCGCCAGCGGCGCGAAGACAATAGCGCTGGGCTCGCCGGCTGAGTTTAAATACGGCGAGTTTAAAAGCAACCCAGCGTTTGACACAGGCACGGCGACGCACACGCTGGTGTTTGAGCCGCACAACGCGGAAAGCGTGTGGTGCGGGCCCGAGACGCGGCGCGGTCTCGACTGGAAGCGCAAGAAGCTGGAGGCTGAGGAAGCCGGGGCGCTGCTGCTCACGGAGGCGGATTACCGCCTGGCCGCCGACATGGCGGAGGCGGTGCGCTCAAATCGTGCAGCCGCGGAGCTGCTCAGCGGCGACCTTGTGTGCGAGGCCAGTATATTCAGCAAAGATCCGTCAACAGGCGTCGACATGCGGTGCCGCCCGGACGGTTGGCGCCGTGACATTGGCGCGCTGATAGATCTCAAGACGACTATTGCATCTGACCCCGAGGGCTTTGCAAAGCAATGCGCCAATCTGGGGTATCACATTCAGGATATGTTTTACCGCCGGTGCATGGAAAATGCCGGCTTTGAGATAGACCGCTTCATCTTCATTGCGGTTCAAAAGACGCGTCCACACTTAGTGGGCATATACGAATTGGACTGGGCCAGCCTGGACGAAGGGAAGGCCGCAGTGCAGTACGCTCTCGAGAAATATCGCAAGGCGAGCGAGAGCAACGAGTGGGGTTATGACTTTGGGGACTTGAAAACGATCCAAATTCCGCGCTACTCATTTAAGTTCAGTCAGATTGACTGAGAAACGGCAATCATCGTCAAGGAGACACACATGCCAATATCATTCGGATCAGGTTCAGAGGGTTCTGGGAGCTCACTATTCATACGATCAAATTTACCGCAAAATCGCTGGTGGGTTAAGACGGAGGCCGGCGACGAGAACATCGATATGTCTCGCGGCTTCGCGGTGGACATCAAAAACGTACAGTTCGGCTGGCTGCACATCGACATCGGCGTGCGTGACTGGCAGCCCTGGCCGTCGCCCTCCGAGCAGATCCCGCGCCCGAGCGAGGTCTACAAGCAGGGCTTCGAGGTCAACTGCTGGCTCGTCGACGGTCGTGAGGCGTCGTTCAGCGGCAACTCGTATGGCCTCGGCCAGTTCATCGCCAAGCTGTACAATCAGGCTGAGCAGGCTCCCGAGTTTGCGACGCAGATCCCGATCGTGCAGGTCACAAGCTCGACGCCAGTCGTGATCGGCAAGGGCACGTCATACGACGTGGGCTTCAACATCTCAAAGTGGATCAACCGCCCAGAGAACGGCGTCAGTCACCCGGCGGCGGCAGCGGCACCCGCAATGGCGCCCGCACCAGCTCCGGCTCCGGCCGCAGCACCGGCAGCCGATAATAACTTCGGTTTCTGATAACGTGGCCGCCTGCCTCGGTGGGCGGCCAAACTAAGGGGTGGGAAGATGAGCGAAAGATATTTCAGTAAAGTAGCGGAGAGCGCCGTGGCCGACGTGGCCAATGCGATCAAGGGAAGCCGCAACGAAATTTTAAACAAGGCCGCATTCAGCTTGGGCCGCCACGCGCACATGGCGCCGGCAAACCTGGACGCGGCGCTAATGGAGCTGCACAGCGCGGCCAAGAACATGGGCCTGCAAGATCACGAGATCAAGGCAACAATCGGCAGCGGATTTAAACGCGGCGGCGACAGCCCGAAAGAGCTCGAAAACTCCGACGCGCTGCCGTACACGCCGTCCGAGTTCGAGCGCCTGATGGCGCGCCTGGCCGCCAAGGAAGTGCTGGCGCGTGACGACGAGAGCCGCGCGGACAAGATGCGCAAGGCGCGCGAAATCTGGGAGCGGGGCGTCACAATTTCGCGTGACAACGTCGACGCCGTGCGTCCGGCGCTGCTCTACCTCAACTCGCGGGGTCTGAGAGCCAGTACAGCCTCACATGCGGCGCGGTTTAACCCGAATATATACGACGGCCCCGCGATCATGTTTCCCGCGCTCAGTCCAAGCGGAGAAGTGTGCGGCGTGCAGAGCGTGCTGCTCACGCCCGACGGCCACAAGCGCGAGCACAACGGGATCAGCAAATACAGCCGCGGCGTGATCGCCGGCAACGTCATGCGCATCGGCGACGAGCACGAGGGCGGCGTCATCATCATGGCCGAGGGGCCAGAGGATGCGCTGAGCGTGTACCAGGCGGTCGGGGACGAGGCGACAATCGTCTGCACATTCGGCAAGGCTGGCATGTCAACTTACCCGGTGCCGCGCGCATCCGACGTGACGATCTGCGCCGACCCCGACCTTGACGTTGACGCGGTGGCCGACGTGCTGCGCGGCGACGGCAGCACGGACGTGCACGTCGTGCGCTTCGACATGCTGGGCGTCGAGGGCGTCAAGGATGCCAACGACTACATTCGTGAGGCTGGGGCGCAAAAATTGCGTGAGGCATTGGCGATGGCCAAGCCGGTCGCTCAGGTGCAGGCCGAGATCGCGCAGTCCGAGCGCAGCTACCCGACGCCATACGATCCAATCGACCCGGCGAGCATACCGGCGCGGCGCTGGATATACGGGCAGCACTACATC